TATCCTTATACGCCTTAGCGTCGTTAATGGTCTTGATGCTTGTCGATACGATGGTACGCTTTCTTCTTGCAAGCACCAAAGCCTCCTTGCGCACGGTGTCCCAGTCTGCGTGTTTATAAGCCTTTGCCAAAGCCGACGTATGCGAATCTGGAAAGTCCTTGAAGTTGTCCATGTATGTTTCTGCCGCACGAATGGACTTAGCACGGTTACGCACCTTGTTCTTGATGGCTTCCACCTGCTCGGGTGTTCGTGCTGCATGTCGCTTTTCGGCGATTTCAAGCGGCGTTAGCTTCTTCGGCTGCGGATTGATGATGTTATCCACCGCCAATGCGTTGTTGCGCAAGAAATACGGTTCAGTTCCGTTCTTGCGTGCAATCTCTATCTTGTCTTTGTGGTCTGTTACCCAATCCTTAAAGTTCTGCGGATATTCGGTAATCATACGCTTCTGCGCCATTTTCTCAATTTCGCCCCTCCAATCTTCACCATTAAGCATCATCTTGGTAAGATGCGCCGTTTCCTCGGGCGGTATGGTAATTGGTGTGCAGATGCAAAAGCATTGAGGGTGCCAACTATCAAATATAAAGTCCTTAGGATAATCCCCTACAAGATCGTCGCAAATATCTTTCTTTGGATGACTTCTTGACAGTTCTATATGTTGTCCGATGACAAAATCCATATTCTGCCATCTTGCATTGTCGGCACGTCGATAGGCTATGTTGGTTTCAGTCCTTGTAACACGCATCGCGTTGCGTGCAGACGACTTATAAACGCCCGTTCCTGTCTTGTAGGTATCACGGTCGTAGTCTATCCACTTGTATTTGCCCGTTTTTTCGTCCTTGATACGCTTTTTCCACTTCTTACCGTATATTGGTTCACTGCCTACTATTTCGCCCGTTGTAGGGTCTATAATATCCTTTTCGCCTTTCTTGTAGCGAAAACGGCGAAACATCAGGTCGGGGTCGTTCAGATACTCACGTACCTTTCGAGACATGGAGCTTGCGCTATCACCCTCACCGATGGCAACGGTCATAGCGACTTCCATTTCTTCACGCAATTGCTTGACAGACTTCCACACACGTTTTGATAGGTCTAAGCCATTCTCTGTGCGTCCTATGAACGCGTCACGGGCGGCTGTATTCCTGTCCATATAGGCGGTAAACTCGGGCGTTGAAAGCACCTTTTTGCCGAATACCGATGCAACGAATTGGTCGCACTCCTTATTAGCCGCATCCCATTCCAACTTTATGCCGTTCTGAACGGCCATGGTAACGGTGGACGATAAGCGGCGCAACAATGCCTCGACTTCCTTTTGCTTCTTCATGCTATCGCCGTCAAAGGAATACATCACGCCATCGTCAAGCGTCGGCATAGTCTTGTTAAGGGCAAGGATTTCGTTTACCGTCTTGGCAAACAAAGTCCGCACCTTTTCGGCATACGCCTCGGTTCTGATTAACCGTTGCGCTGCCGCTTTCTTCTTGTTGGCTAAATACTGCTTACCGTCTATCATAATTGAATAATTATTTTACTCCGTCTTAACCTTACCACAACATTTCGCCATCCATCCAATTACATATTCAAACGGCTCGTGTGCGTCGATTTCTATTCCGCAATGGTCGCACAGGTATTTTGCAGCGTGCGAACATTCATGCGCAATAATCTCATAAGACATCCGCTTTTTACTTCTAAACACTATTAAAGCCCCATAGCTGTTGTATTGTTTATCCATAACTTTGATTGTAAAGGCTTCACAATTTGAAACGTCATCCATTAGATTGGATATTTCCGTTCCGTCATAGTTGTAAAAGGCTGATTCAATCTCACTAAAATCATTAGCAATGCAAATCCATAGCTTAAAAGGATAAATTACAGGGTCAAAACCTTGTATATTCATAATGCCTTAGAATTACTCATCTTCTTCATCACCACTATTTGCCGAGCCTGCGCCGCCGTCATCACCACCGCCAAAGATATTCTCCTGCTGCTTTTGGCGTTCTGCCGCTTCTTGGTTGATACGCTCCATTTCACGGTGTGGATCTTTCACAAGCGGATTCATTTCAATAGCCGTTTCGGTCGAAATAATGCCTGCATCGTATGCCCTTGTGATGTTATTCAAGTCCTCCGCAATATCATCACCGAATGGCTCTTGAAACTCATGCCCAATCTTCAAGTTCTCGCACTGCGTATGCAGGTGTACATCAAGCACGTTGCCGATGATAGCCGTTACAAGCGACGCTATGCGGTCGAGCAATTCATTGTGTACCTCCTTGTGCTTTGATGCTTTTATGTCAGCAAGCAGCATCACCGTGCGCAAAGCCTTACCCGAAAGTTGCGATATAGATTTCAACGTGTCGGTGGTAATGTTCGGTGTGAACGTCTTTTGCAGAATTTGATTCTGCAACCAATCCAATTCGTCTTTCTTCGATTGCGGCGCATTATCCCATGTAAGGTACTTTGCCGCTTTATCCACGCCGTCCTGCCCGTTGGTGATAAGCAACTTCGATGCCTCTTTCTTTTCGGGCATATTCTTGATTATGTCGGCATTCATAATCGTAATAGGGTCGGCAAGATAATCGTTGGTGTCCGCCGTGCGTGAGGCAATGTATTCCTCACGATGGATTAGCCTTTCAACCCCTTTCCATTCCTTGTTCTGCCAAAAAAGGATAAGGGGTATCTTGCCTATAAAGTTAGTTTCTTCGACCACATCCCAGCCGATGGCACGCTTGGCGCAATGATAGATTACATCGCGTGTGTAAATGTCGAAATGATACACCAATTCATCTTTTTCTTCGCGCACATAGTAGCCCCACGCAGCCGAAATGATGTTTTCGTATTGGTCTTTGCGGATATAGATTTCATCGCCCTTGCTATGCGCAAGAACCCGAATCTGTACCTTGGGCGAGCCGTCATCATCCCGATATGTTCGGAACAACATTGCGCTTTCGGTCTCCGCACCTGCGATACGCTTGCACTGCTTAATCTTGCTGTCAAAGTGCATTTCTTTCATCAATTCAAGATATGCCTTGAAAGCATCGTCTGTACCCTCGGATAGCTGCATCCACTTGATGGGTCGCCCATAAAGGAACACGGCGGAAATCTCATTGATGAAAACGGGGTAGGGGATTGGCAACTTCCAAACCGCCTCTTTGCGCAAGAAATTGCCTTTCTTGTCGGTGATAATCTTATCTTCACGCTTCATAATCTCGTGCGTGTCGATGTTGTATTCCTTGATGGCTTCCGCCACGATGGGGAAACGGTTATCCATTTTGTCCTTGACCGAGGAAATGTCCTTTGCGGCAAGGAGCTGCTCGAACTCTTGATTGCGTCCAACCAATGCGTTCACGTAGTTTCTGAATAAATCAAACAGTACCATATCATTTATTTTTGTTGTTGTGATTACAAACCGAACATGCCTTTGTCGAGGCTATCGAAGTCAACATCCGAATCTTCTTCGTAAAGGTCGTTGATGGCATACCCTAATATATCTACGAACTCATCATGCGGTTGCGACGGGAAACCGCAAACCTCGTCCAAAAAGTCATCATTCCACGACCCCTCAACGATATACACACGTCCGCATTCTATACGTGGCGATACGGCACGCAAACGGACTTCCTTATCATCGGTCGGTGTAGGCGTTTCCTTGACGTTCAACGTGGATATTTCTCGCAACATCTGCACGACGCTTATACCATTAGCCTTTGGCTCGATATGCAGGATGCTTTCCTTGTTCCCCTCGTGAGCCTCCATATAGTCGGGCAGGAAACGTAATAAGTCGGGCATTTCTTTCCATACCTGTTGTGCATCGTACAGGTAGATATTGTTTCGTATTCGGCACGCCGCAAGGATGCCTGACGGGTCGTTGTCTTGATTCTTCTTTTTCTTGTTGTTGCTGATACTGGTTTATCAATTTTTTCATTTTTGATTAGTTCATCAAGAATGGTTGTTTTTCCAGAACCAGATGGTCCAACAAGGGCAAGAACAGTTGGTCTACTAAATCCAATGAATGGTTCAGCATAAGAAGTTTTGACACAATCAATAATATTTAAAAATTCATCATAAGATTGAACTGATAATACTCCAGTAATGTTTTGATTCCAAGGTCTTCTAAAAAGAACTGGATATTTTGCATTTGACGTTAAGATATTATGACTTCTATCATCAAGGGCAAAATCAACATTAATCACATCTTTTCTTGATGCTGGAATAATATTTTCAGTTTCAATCTGAGGAAAATATTTCTTGATTTGGGCAATTCTTGTACTGATAACATTTGCTGGAACTGCTGTAACAATAAAAATTTCCATTTTTCTACTTAATTTTCTTACAAATTCTTGAGAACCTTCATATGGAACTTGATGTTTATAAAATTCAGGATCTTGAAAAAATTCCTGTAATTTTTCTCCATATTCTGTTTCTCCTACTTCCCATTGTGTAATATCTGATTCTTGAAGATTTGTCCCATATTTTTCATTTACCATTTTACAAGCAAGTGAAACACATGGCATCAAGACATCATCAACATCAAGGGCTACGGAGTATTTAAAATTTCTCATCAAATTTCCTCCAATCTGTTATGTTTTCCAGCCTTATAATAAACAATTTCGCCCAAATCATTTATTGTCCAAAGCTTATTTTCATCAACATCAACAATATTCAATTTGTCGAAATATCCACTTTTTGTCAAATTAAAAAACAAACAATCTTCAAATCTTACAACTTCATTATTTTTTAATTCTTCCTTAGCTTGTGTCATGTCTGTAAAAATTGGTAATGAGTCAAATAAATCAAGAACATCCTGTTCTGTTTTGCAATTTTTAGGATATTCTGTAGTATCATATATTTTTAAAACAATTCTCATTTTTCTATTTCTCCTATCAAAAATCAAATTGACAACAAATCAAACTGTTTAAATATTTCATATCCATATAATTATTGTAAACAGAATGTAAAATAATTCTTTTTTTCCATAATTTTCTTTCCAAACCATCAAAACACTCTCTATCAGCTACAACTCTTCTACACATTTCTTCATAATCTTTTAATGAACAGTTTGTATCTGTTTTTAACCTTTCAATTAATTTACAAA